GATCGATATAGAGTTAGATAAGCTTAACACTAAACTTCAAGAAAATGAACGTGTTAAATCTGACCTCGAGTTTAATAAACAACGTATAGCTGATAGTAAAAAGCGTATTGTTGAATTAACAGAGCAAAAAAATACGTTTGTTGAGATGCTCGAACAATCAAATAAAGAGTACACTATTTTATGTGATCAATTAAAGGAAGAGCAAAAGCAACACGCTATATATGAGTCAGCGAAATATATTGTATCTGAAGAGGGTGTAAAGACTTACATCATCAAAAAGATGTTAGGTGTTTTGAATGATCGTATTGATTACTATCTGCGTAAAATGGATGCAAATAGCACCGTTGTTTTCAATGAGTTTTTTGAAGAAACCATAAAGAATGATTATGGTATAGAATGTAGCTATCATAACTTCAGCGGTGCTGAAATGAAAGCAATCGATTTTGCATGTTTGTTTGCTTTTATGGATATACGACGTATGCAAGGAGATGTTGCGATCAATATTTCCGTGTATGACGAATTGTTAGATTCATCTGTTGACGAAAAAGGTCTAGAGTTGGTAATAGATATTCTAAAAGAACGTGTTTCAACACTTAATGAAGCTGTTTTCGTCATTAGTCACCGTAAGGAGTCCTTGAAAGCAGCAACAGGTGAAGTAATTCTTTTAGAGAAACAAAACGGTATCACAAAACGAGTACAGAATGCCTAGATTTTTACTAGAAAATAATCCATTACCACAGATTGGTGTTCCTGCTGGACTACCATTTTTTGGTGCCCAACCGCAACCTGAGTCGACACAAATGAAAAGAGCCATTAACTACATGGCTGATTATGGCGGTTGCGGGTTCTGGCGTATGATCTGGCCGGAGTACATGATCAATATCTATCAAAAGGGTGTTGTATCGGGTGGTATCGCAATGATCCTTGACCCGAGATTCTACCAAGGTGTAGTATCTACTCGTGTTCAGAGACAAGCAACACCACAGCAAGTGGCATTCCTCAAGCACTTGAAGAATATCGCTAAAGACACTGGGATGAAACTCCTATATGATGTTGATGACGTGATTTTCCGTGAAGATATCCCAATGTATAACGGTTGTCGAGGTGCTTTTGACAATGATGAAATTCGTAATTCATCAGTAGAAGCAATCATGTTGTGTGATAAGATGACTGTAGTTAGTGAGTATATGATGGATTACTACAAAAAGAAGACAAACCATCCGAATATCTCATATATTCCTAACTATCTTCCTAAGTTCTGGTTTGATCGCTATTACTCTCAAAAGAAAGTGGAGGAGAAGTTCCATAAGCATCGGAAAAAACCTCGTGTTGGTGTGTTTGCTTCTGGTACCCACATTGATGCTAGAATGCAAAATGGTTTAATTGATGATTTTTCACATGTAAATGATGTCATCATCAAAACATGTAAGGATATTCAATGGGTTGTTGTAGGTTCCAAACCACAAAGACTCTCTCCATATATTGATCGAGGCTTGATTGAGTTTCAAGGATGGGTGAATCTTAATGATTTCCCTGCGATGATGGATAAGATGGATGTAAATTTAACTTTTGCACCATTGATCGACAATGAATTTAATCGTTCGAAGAGTGATATTAAAATTACCGAAGCAGGTGCTCTCGGAATACCATGTATTTGCCAAGATCTTGTAACGTATAAGGATGCTCAAGTAAAATTCACAACTGGTGATGATTTAATTGCAAAAATTGTCAAGTTGATGAAGAATGAAGACCTCTACATGGATATCAGTGCTAAAGCTCGTGCGTTTACCGAGACAAGATGGTTGGAAGATCATATTGACGAATACGTTGAGCTATATGGCTTGAAGTAACTCGATGTAGCCCTATAATTGCTGGGCTATATGTATAGAAATTTGTTTTACAATTACACGGATGAAGAGATCCTTCTTTATACATGGGATAAAGAAGGTAACCGAGTAACTGAAAGACACACGTTCCATCCTTATTACTACGTTGATACATCTAACGAACCAGATGCATACAGCATCTTTGGGGGTCCGTTGAAGAAACGTGAGTTTCGTAAGCAATTCGATCGCTTAAAGTCGATTAAGGATGGTGGAGCTACAAAAATCTATCATAATATTGTTACAGAACAGCAATTTTTGATTGATCATTTCGGTCATATCAACAATACACCGGATTTTAACCGGTTTCCTCTAAGACTTTTCTTACTTGATATTGAGGTGTACAGTAAAGGTGGATTTCCTACACCTAAAGAAGCTAAGGATAAGATCAATCTGTTCACCATATATGATTCTACAACAAAGCATTTTTATACTTGGGGACTTGAGAAGGAGTACACGCCAGAGCGTGCAGATGTCACCTATTACCTGTGTAAAACAGAGTCAGAGCTACTCGAAGGTGTGTTAAAGTACTGGGAGTCAAATTACCCTGACGTTGTTTCGGGATGGAACTCTGAATTTTTCGACATCCCGTATATCATTAACCGTATCAAGCGAGTGCTTGGTGATAAACAAGCAGAGCGTCTCTCACCCGTTAATCGTATCTTTGAAAAGCAGTTCATGGGTCCGTTCGGTAAACCGACCACTAAGTGGGTAATTTACGGTCTCTCTTGCTTGGACTACATGGAACTGTACAAGAAGTTCACCATGGAAAAGCGTGAGAGTTATAAACTTGACGCAATTACAGAAGTTGAAATTGGTAAGAATAAAATCAAGTACAAGTACGGTAATTTAGCAACACTTGCTGATCAGGACTGGCCTGAATTTGTAAAGTACAATATTATTGACGTTGATCTGCTAGTTCAGCTTGACATTAAGCTCTGTTACATTGAGTTAACTAGAAAGTTAGCATATACCGGTTTGACTTCAATGGAAGCTGCACTGGGAACTCTTTCTGTTGTTACTGGGTGTATAGCGATCAAAGCAAAAGAGATGGGTCAAGTGATACCAACCTTTGAAGATGATTTTGAAGGTGATATTGAAGGTGGTTACGTTCGGGAACCTATTAGAGGTTTGCATGATGCAATTGTAAGCTTTGATGCGAACTCACTGTATCCTAATACAATGATCACACTCAATCTCTCACCTGAAACAAAGTTAGGAAAGATTGTTGAGAAAACAGACACAGAGGTACGAATCCTTGGAGTTAGCGGTAAAGAGTATACTGTTACATTAGATAAGTTTGCAAAGTTTGTACAGAACGAACAAGTTGCTATCTCGCGTGCAAATGTAATGTTTACACAAAAGAAAAAGGGAATTGTTCCACAGATTATCGAAAAACTGTACAATGAACGTGTTGATATTAAGGCTGAACTGAAGAAAGTTAAGAAAGCACAGGCTGAACTGAAGAAAGATGACCCACAGTACGGGGTGTTAAAGGTTAAGATAGACCAGCTCAATGTAGGTCAGCATACAATCAAGATTTTGATTAATTCGATGTATGGATACTGGGCCAATAAGTTCTCACCACTTGGCGACCCCGATCTTGCTCGTAGTATTACACTGACCGGACAAGCAGTCGCTAAACAAGCAGCAAAAATATCGGAAGATTTTGTAAAAGTTGTTCATGGTATACCAACTAACGATCATATCGTGATCGCTGGTGATACAGATAGTATCTATCTTTCATTAAACCCATTAGTAAAGGGAAAAGGTATTAAGGTTTGTACTGATGGTAAGGTCACACCGGAAATGTATAAGCTTACAGAAGAGCTTGAGAAATATCTCAATGAAGAGATCACTAAATGGGCGAATAAAGCTCTCAATGCAAAGGACAGCCGGTTCGTTTTTAAACGTGAAACAATTTGCGACACAGCTCTCTTCATAGAAAAGAAAAGATACGTTGCTCACGTCTTAGATGATGAAGGTTTACCTGTTGACAAATTCAAATACGTCGGAGTATCCGTCGTTACAACCTCTGTACCTAAGAAGATCAAACCTTTCATTAAGAACGTAGCTGAAACTATGTTGAGAACCAAATCTCTCAATGAGACAAATAAGGTTTATGCACAAATGTACGAGAAGTACAAAGAGTTTCAGGTTGAGGATATTGCAACAACACGTGGTATTACGGATTATGACTCGTATGCGATTGATTGTAATGGTTTCCAAGTAGGAAAAGGTACACCAGTACATGTAAAGAGTGCATACTACTATAACACACTCCTTGATCAGTTTAATATAGCCGACAAATACGAAAAGATCGGTAACGGTGATAAAATCAAATGGTTTTATACAATGCCAAATCGTTACAAGATTGAGAGTATGGCGTATAAAGACTATCTACCTGAAGAGATTAAACAAGTATTTCAAATAGATATTGAGACTATGTTTGAAAAGACTATTGGTTCAGCTGTAAACATTTTATATACAGCTGCGAATTGGCCTATATCATCACCAAACAATCAACATAGTGTGAATCTTTTGGACTTGTTCGTTGAATAATATGCGCGGTATTCTAATATAAGGTAACTTATATGAGTAATACCATCGTTTTCTTCGATCCACTCGGTCGTACAATTATTGGTGAACAAACCAGTGAAACGCACACGCACATTACAGTTCGTAATCCAGCTGTGTTGCATGCCGGATTAAACAACGAAGGAAAGATCCAAGTCAATCTTATTCCTGCATTGTTCCGTGAATTTTTGAAAGATTGGAACGATCCTATCGAGTTCAATTATGCAAAGTCTACAATTACATCAGCAAATGTTGCTCTTGTTTTGGAAGACAAATTACTTGCACAATATAATTCGATGTGGGTTCAGAGACCTTCACGTGAAGAAATTCGCGCAAAGGCACCAGCACGTGAGCTAGCACCTTCAACAGGTGAAGAACCAAAGAAGCTCGATCTCTTTAGTGAAGTTAAGCCTGAATAACAATGGCTAAGAAAGACGAAAAAGAGAAAAAGGAAAAAACATCTTCCTTGAATGACATCTTCAAGGAAGTTGATAAGCTTAACCCTGACGCTTCTTTCTTAGATAATAGTGCATTGTCATATGTCGATGACTATATCGACACAGGTAGTTATGCATTAAACGCTATTATCAGTGGTGACTTTTTTAAAGGTACACCACGTGGTCGTATTCTTGGGCTCGCAGGACCGTCTTCTTCCGGTAAATCACTATTTGTAAAACAGATTCTGGGTAATGCTCAGAAGAAGGGATACAATGCAGTTATTTGGGACACAGAAAATGCTATTGATGGTGCTGGCTCTGAAGCACTCGGATTAGATCCAAAAAAGACGAAGTATTATCCGGTTGAAACTATTGAAGCATGTAAGAATCAAATCAGTACATTTCTTCAACGAGTTATTGATACAAATAAGGCACGTAAAGAAAAAGGTGAAGATGAGTTAAAGGTTATCATCGCAATTGATTCACTCGCCAATCTTGCATCCGCAAAAGAGTTAGCTGATATTGAAAAGGGTAGTGAATCGATGGATATGGGTACACGTGCTAAAGCTCTTAAGAGCATGATGCGTGTTCTTACATTCCAAGCAGCTAAGGCAAAGGTTCCTATTATCGTAACGAATCACATCTACGATAATCCCGGTGAACTCCGCCCGTCGATGGTTAAAACACAGAGCGGTGGTAAAGGTCTAGTGTATCTTGCTTCTATCCTCGTACAACTCTCAATGACAGCTGAGAAGGGTGCAGATGATGAAGATGGTGACGACGATGAAAATGCACCAATGATTGCAATTGCAAATAATCGTAATGGTGTAAACCTTACAGCTCTAACAACTAAGAACCGTTTCGTTCCGCCGTACTTGAAAACGAAACTGTATCTTAACTTCAAGACGGGTTTGTCAAAGTATGCTGGTTTATTTGACATTGCACAAGCATTCAACGTGATCGTGAAAGACGGTAAGCGCTGGGTACTAGTAAAGGATCAGAGTATTAAACCAGATGCAAACGAAGGATATGAAAACCATATCAAGAATGGAAAAGCTGAAATGCTTGGCTTTAAAAAAGCTTGGATTGGTGATACAGCAGTTTGGGAACGTATCATTGTCCCGTTGAATGAGGTCATAAAGAAAGAGCTCACATACGGCAATGGTGAAGCTATCATGTCCAAAGAGGCTGCTGAACAAGCTGCCTTACTTGAAACTGATACAGAAGACGAAAACGAGTAAGTGATTGAAGAAAGGGCGGGAAACCGCCCTTTCTTATTTGATAAAGAGTATATTGAACATAAACTAAGAGTATGCAGTTAACGAGAAAATACCATTTCTATGCAGGACACAGAAACCAAGAACTATGCGATAAGTGTCGCAATATCCATGGGCATAGATACGGAGTAAGGGTCACTTTTGATTTAGAACAAATAGGTTGTATCACAGTTCTATTTGCCGAGTTGGATGCACTTGTCAAACCGATCATTGACGAATACGATCACGGTATGTTGATTGATATCAATGATCCACTGTTTAAAGCACTCCGGGATTTTGATCCAACTCTCAAGTTTAAAGTTTTTGATGGTCCGACAAGTGTTGAAAACTTAGTCAAAAAGCTGTACAACGAAATTCGCGATCGTACCGGCTTAAATGTATATGCGGTTGAGGTTGATGAAACAGATTCATCTACTCTCAGATATACAACTGATGATGTTTCTAATACGTGAAGAAAACGCGGGATATAGATAGCAAACTTCTCGAGAGCGTTATAGGTTACAATATACTCACTAACGAGTATTATACATCAGTAGTAATTGACGCTCTTAAGCCTGAGTTTTTAGATAATCCAGGTATTCGCTTAATTGCGAATATCGTTTTTGATTATTACAAGAAACGTGGGGCTCTGCCAAATGTTACAGAGCTAAAACTGTACTTGAACGATGACAATGAACGCAGTCTGTTTAAGGAAACAGTTTCATCTTTTAAAAGCTTAGATAAGCAGTTCAATCTTGATGAGTTGGTTTCTAATACCGAAACATTCATAAAAGAGCGAGCAATATACAAAGCTGTCAAACAAACAGTTGAGGATTACTCAAACGGATCCTCTAATCCTAATGAGACGCTACAGATGTTTGAAAAAGCTTGTAGTATATCTCTTGTAGACAATTTAGGGTTAGATTTCTTCAATCAAATTGACAAGTTCGTAGATGATGTAAACAAAACTGATACGTTCATTTCATCTGGTTGGAAATGGTTAGATGAAAAACTGAGCGGAGGTTTCATATCTACGGGTCGTGCTTTGTACGTTTTCTCTGGTCAAACAAACGTAGGTAAGAGTATTTTCCTTGGTAATATTGCAACTAACATCGCCGCACAAGGAAAAACAGTATTAGTCATTTCACTTGAAATGCCTGAAACTGTGTATGGTAAACGTATCGGTAGTCGATTGACAAAGATCCCGTTCCGTGAAATGCAGGAACGGAGCAGTGAACTTAAAGAAACTCTGTATGCGTACAAGGAGCAAAACCCTAATGCAAGAATTATATTTAAGGAGTTTCCACCTAAAGCCGTTACTGTCAACCACATTAAGGCTTACATTAAAAAGCTCAGCTCAAAAGGCGTTAAAGTAGATGCAATTGTATTAGACTACCTCAATCTGTTAGCTTCAACTGAAGGTGATAACTCATACGAAAAAATTAAAGAGGTAGCAGAACAGGTACGCGCTATCTCTTACATTTTTGAATGCCCGGTTATCACTGCTACGCAATTGAACCGAGCAGGGTATAATACTGACCCGCAATTGAACAATGTTAGTGAATCCATGGGATTAGCTCATACCGCAGACGTAATGATCGGTATCTTCCAAGAAGAAGGTGATGAGCAGTTAGGTGTGTTGAGAATATCAATGATGAAGAACCGTTTCGGTGATAAATCAGGTGTTTGTATAATGAAAATTGAATATCAAACATTGACTTTATCCGAAGGTGAAAATCATTTCGGTGATGATAACGAAGTATCAAAGGCAGAGAACGTGCTCGGCATGCTTTCCGATGATAAGGCTTGATTTAGGATAGATCCGAGGTAAATACACAAAAAATGAAATTCTTTGTGTGGTCAGATTTTGATTTAGACGGAACTGGATCAATACTCTTTCTCAAGTGGGTATATCCGGATGCAACTATTGTATTCAAAAACACAAAGGTTAATGCATTTAGAGATGAGTTTACAACGTGGTTGAAATCTGACTCATTCGGAAACTATGATAAAGTGTTTTTCTTAGATCTTGATGTCTCAAAAAATGCGGACTTAGTAGATAATGAAAAGAGTATAGTGATTGACCATCACCTTTCTCACGTTGAGAATAAGACGGTATATAAGAAGTCAAAAACCGTTATAGAAGAATGTACATCTTGTATGCTTTTGATGTATAAAACATTTAAAAGCCGGGTTAATCTTACAGATCCACAAAAGCTTCTAGTCTTGATGATAGATGATTTTGATAGTTATAAGTTAGCGATCAAAGAGTCTATACTGCTCAATTACCTCTTTACAGATATGCAGAGAGGCGAGTATGCAACTAAAGTAGATCGCTTCTTGGCAGAATTTAAGGATGGTTTCACCAAGTTTACACCGATGCAAGTAAACATAATCAAGTTTTACTACAATCGGGTACAGAAAGCGATCGAAACGGCTGAGTACTTTCAAGGTGTTGTTCGTATTCAAGGCAAAGAACGTAAGATCATGAGCGTTATTACTGATACAGCAATCAATGATGTATGTGAGTATATACTGAACAAAGGTAATGATATTGCGATTGCGTTTAATCCCAAAACACAGAGTATTAGTTTTCGGACCAAACAACAAGATATTGATGTAAGCAAAGTGGCTGAAAAGTTATGCGGAGGTGGAGGGCACCGATACGCTGCAGGCGGAAAATTAACAGATAATTTTGTAGAGTTTACCAAGTTGCTTACTAAGGTATAACAATGGACGACGAATTAGAGTTTGCAGGTAATACCGAGAGCGCATTAGACAAGATTCTTGAATTCGAATTTGAAGAAGCGCTTCTGAAATTTTCAGCCTTTCTTTCTATTATCCATGATAAACGATTAACCAACATGGCTGTCTTTTCTCTTATATTGAAGGATAAGCATATGAGAAAAGCATTCAAGATGTTGACTCAAATTGATAATGACCGTATAATTGTTCTTCGATTCTTAAAATGTTATCCAAACTTTTGTAAATCAAAAGTGGTAAAGAAGCTCGTCGAACAATATGTTGAGTGATTTCGAACAAAAAGTATATAACACTTACCTAGCTACAAGTCGTTCAGCATTACGTAAACCATTTACTTTACGTAAGGATTTTTCGAAATTTACAGAAACGGATCCTAACTATAGGTTTATTAAAAAGTTAGGAGCGTTCTTCACAAAACACCCTCAGGTTGATATGAAGGTGTACTTCATGGCACCTTTCGAGATTTATAAGGATGGTGAAACATACGATCTGAAGTTTTTTGCGTCACAAAAAGCTATCGGTCTGTACTCAATGTTCATGAAGAAGTTACAGGAGCAATCTCCTGATACTGATGACCAAATATCTTCAATAAAGGCGTCACTTGGTTTCATTATAAAGTATTGTCATGCAAACAGTATCATGCTTTCAGGTTATACGAGTTATAAAGAACCGGGTGCAACGATGGAAGCCTACCTAAGTCATTTTAAGAACAATCAAGTAAACATATATGTTTTGCTTAAGATGCCAAATTTTGAGCGAAAGATGTACGAACTTGATGAGGAGCTGAGAGAGTTATTTTTTGGTCCCGTTCTTGATAAAATAGCAAGCTTTAAGATCAAGCTATACAACTCAACTAAAGCTAAGCTGTTGATCGAAGATACACTAAAGAAAGCCACACAAATACTACAACCTAGCTAATTGAATTTCCTTCGAAAGAAGGTACTATAAACAACACACAATAATAACCAACAAATCACAATAATATGTCATTCACACAATCAATGTTTGCGTCTATTAAGGATTCTCTTAATAAACCACAAGAATCCAACTTCAAAGATATTCTTAAGTTTGAAGCAGGTAAGACTTATCTCGTTCGCTTACTGCCTAATGTAAAGGCACCTAAACAGACTTTCTTTCATTACTTCCACTATAGCTGGAAGAGCTTTGCAACCGGTAGCTTTGTTTCATTTGTTTCACCACAAACCTTTGGTGAACGTTGCCCAATCGGTGAAGAGAGCTACAAGATCTACAAGAACGGCTCACCAGAGGAAAAGGAAAAGGGTAAAGCGCTATACCGTAAAGAAAATTACCTCGTAAATGTTTACGTTGTAAGTGACCCAACTAACCCTGAAAATGAGGGTAAGGTTAAGATCATGCGTTACGGTGCACAGATCCATAAGATCATTCTTTCAGCTATTGAAGGTGATGATGCAGCTGAATACGGCGCTAAGGTATTTGATCTTACAGAAAAAGGTTGTAACTTCCGTATCAAGTGCGAAAAGAAGACAGAAAAGGGTCGTGCAGAGTTTGTTGAATATTCTGCATCTCGTTTCGTTAGTCCGTCCAAGATTGATGGTCTTAGCGATGATCCGCAAGCTATCGAAAAGGTGTACGCAAGTACACACGATTTGACGGCAGTATTCCCGGTTAAGAGCGCAGAAGAGTTGAAGCAAGCTCTTGCTGAACACTACCATTGCACAGCTGATGCAACCGAAAGCAAGAAAGCTACTGTTAAGGATAATAAGAAGACAGGTACACGTACCATCTCTACAGACGGTGATGCACCAGAT